ATTTCTGGAATTTCTTGATCTGGCATTACCCTATCTCCACTTTCCTGATGGTTCTGTGAAACAGACCGCGCCTTCCCAGCCCCACGTCCCGCTCGAAGACAACAGCAGGATCATAAACAAGCCTCTGGCGCGAGGATAGCTTCGATGATTGACGCCGGCAGTCCAGGCACCAAGGCTATGGATGTTTGTTGGCGATCCGGAAGCAACTAAGGTTTCAATAGCAGTCTTGGCGTAGGCACTGACCTGTTCTGCGGTGTCGGCAACCAGAACCCTCCAGGTCACGTCTGCACTGCTAGCTGCCGTGATTCCGTGCATTCTCAGTAGTCTGCCGTAAGTCTCGCCATCGTTCATCCGAATTGGTCCCATCGCCACATGCGAACCAGCGTAGCCCACAATGAACGGCCAGAATGCGTTCTGGTCTGTTTCGAACAGCCAATCAACATCTGCCGTAGGAATGTAAATACGAACACCTTTCGTTGCATGGTCGTATTCCAGCACAGTGTCTTCGTCCGTGACTCCTGTTAGTTCCTCTGGAATGACATCCTCGGATAAGGCTTGTACTCCATCGCCACTGGCGGAAGCTGTGTAAAGACCATGCGAAGACAGGAAGTAATAGCGGTCGAGATGATCGCGGCACCATGCCCTCGGACCGACTATTCCCACATCGCGCGAAATGTTCTGCATTCCGCCATCGGCGGTTGGATCGCCTCGAACCACCCATAGTGAACTGGAGGTCGCTGCCAGCATGTAGGCATCTTTGTGTGGAATCAGAGCGGTGACATTTCCACCAAGCTCGCCAGCTTCGGAGAGCTGCATCACGAACGGGCGTCCAGCATCGCTTAGGTCGGCACTCATTGCCCAGTCGGTGTACGTTCCTTGTCGACTCGCCCATATCGCTTGGCTGACAGGGCGAACGAATCGATCGCGATAGATGCAGTCCGCGTTGCTGCTGGTACCAGGCGCACCCGTCCCAGTTGCTACGACATAACCTGAACTGTGAATTACCCCTACCGTTGTCGCCGCTGCTGCTGGAGTCCAAGAACCTCCTCTTAGACGCCCTTGGAAATCTTGGGTTCTCACGTTCAGAGCCCACGGACAGGTGTACCTTTCTCTCTTACCGACGCTTTGACGAATAGATTCGCCACGATTCACACCTGCTGGCCAAATAATTTCTTTTACAGCCATTAGATTGGTCCTCCAATGGCAAATGTGCTAAAATGCAAGCAGCCAATCAGTTGTAGCTGACTGGCTGTTCTAACCACAACTTGTTTCAAGGTAACAAAATCATGGCTGACAGTGATTCTACTCGGCGGCACCCTAACTTCAAAGATCTGACTGGGAAGCGATTCGGTAAGTGGAGCGTACTGTACGAAGTGCCACACAGTAGCGGCAGGGCGCATTGGCTTTGTCGGTGTGAGTGCGGAAAAGAACAATCGATTATTGGGTCCGACCTGACTCGAAGCCATACCAATAGTTGCAGAACATGCGGCAATACTGGACACGGACTTAGCGATAGCCCGGAATACGTTGCGTGGCAAGAAATGAAAACTCGATGCCACAATCCGAACTCTAAGGACTTTCCAGCCTACGGAGGAAACGGCAAAGCGGTATGCGCTGGATGGAGGTCGTCGTTCGAGAGCTTCTACGCCGATATGGGAACCAAGCCTTCTCCATCTCACAGCAATGACAGAATCGATGGCTCGAAAGGCTATTCTTGTGGTCATTGCGAGGAATGCGTGTCGAATGGATGGACGGCGAACTGCCGATGGGCAACGCCAAGAGAGCAAACCCTCAATAGCTCTCACGCTCGAATGATTACATTTCAGGGAGAAACTTTCTGCCTGAAGGACTGGGCTGCCAAAGTTGGAATCAACTATCAGACGTTGCACACTCGAATCCAGACAGGCTGGTCGGTTGAAAAAGCCCTTACCACACCAACTAAACAGCGATCTCAGCAGGCGTAAAGCCATTTTCTCGCTCCTTCTGTTGATCCAAGTCGTCTTCGTCCCAGCCGGGAACCGGCCAGAATTTCTCAACCAGCCACGATAACGGGCGTACCTGCTTATCCCATCGGTTGTTGAACCAAAGGTCTCGCGAATACAGCCTAGCTCTCTCTTGGTCTGCACCGCTAATTGGGTAAGGAAAGCTACTCTCCCCATTCTGGCTAAAGTTACCTGTCCTAAATAGGTGGCTAATCCAAGTGTCGGTTATCGTGACCATTTTGCCACCGGACAGCCATGCTTTCAGGGCAAGCTCCGCCCCATATTGACCCCACCCCGCCTCACCCGAGTGACCCTCATCCATGCCGCCAAGATCCCAGAACCGTTCTCGCTCCATCATGAACACGCAGCCGATGCAGGTCATGGTTTCCACCACACCAGATTGCATTTGCTGTTGTACTTCAGGCTGTTTCTTGTGATCGTTCCAGTATTGGAAGTGCAGCGTACTGTCTAATCGCCACGATACAGTTGCTCCCGCCTTCCATTTCGGCTCCCATACGAGCTTCTTGAATAGGTTGTCCTCGCCGCATTCCGCGCACTTGTCCGGCTTGCTGCCCTGGTATGTGCAATTACCACATTCATTGCACGCCCAGTCGTAAGCATGAAGGCGATACATCGCTGGCGTAGCAGTGTAGTCAGGCTGCATCTTTGCCATCATCTTCACATCGAAACCATCGTCCATGCGGCAGTGAGCGTCCAGCTTAGCGATATATTTCGCCCTACTCATCGAAGCGCCAAGATTTGTAGCCGCTCGCTGCCCAATGGCAGTCGTTGTCTTGACCACTTTCACGCGGGGGTGATCTTGAATGCCACGGTTAGGCGGCCACCCACCGTCGAGGACGCAAATAACTTCCGTATCGGCGTGACTGTGCGCTAACACATCCTCAACAGTCTGAGCATGAAATTCCTCGTTCCTGCCAGCAATGATTACGCTTAGGTCTTTGGCAAATCCTGACATTCTTCCTGCTTCCTTTGTTGATTCCACCAGTAGTTTTTTCTGCTCTTTCGAGACAGGTTATGAAACAGACCATGCGGGTTGTGATCCACATCGCCGCACCAACGACCCGTTGGAAACACGTACAACTTCGGCGGGTTGGTACATTCGGGCGTGCCGTTGGCGTCCCGATATTCTACCCACTTATTCCAGAAAGCACTGTCTTCGCCCTGCGGGTACGGCTGTCCGATCAGGTCTTCCCTGTATCCGCCCAATTCCCAGAACAACTCGCGTTTCATCGCAAAGCTGTTGTGGTGGGACTCCAACCTCAGCGAGTTACGCGGCAAAAGCCCGTAGTTCGCCAGTACCTCTCGGTCCTGCGTCAGAATTCCGTTCTCGTCGAGGACACCCAGTTCACGTTTGAAGTGGATGCGAGGCAGATCGCTAGCTACTACGAAGTCCATCAGCTCCCGCGTGGTGATGTGGTCCAGGTCGTACATCAGTAGGTATTCGCCCTGCGCCACTCTTGCACCAGCATTGCGCGCCAAAGCCCACGTCCAATCCCGCTTGTCATTCGTTCGGAGAATCTGGATCGGCAGCTTGGAAGTATTCTCAAGTGGCGGATCACTTCCGTCGTCCACCAGAATGAACTCTGAATCATCAGGCAGCCCGACGCGCTCCAGATGCAGTAATTGCCTCCGAAGGACTTTATGGCTGTTGAGCACCGGCACGACGATCGACAATCGCATTATGTCTTTTCCCAGAATACAGTCGGTGACACGTCTGGAGTGATGTACCACTTTTCGACGTTATGGGCGCGAATGTAGGCGTCCACCGCATGCGTTACTCCTGGCCACTTGAGCGAGAAGTAATCATGGAGCGCGATCACGCCTCCCTTCCGTACCTTTGGAGCCCATGCAACAAGGTCCATCACTACGGAATCGAACATGTGGTCACCGTCAATGTGGAGGAAATCAAGCGACTCATCCTTGAATCCCTCTACAGCGGCAAGACTCGTCTTACGAATCATTGTCACGCTGTACTTCGCTAAAAGCTCGCATGTGGCTTTGTAGACGCTATCAGGATCTCTCTTTCTACGCAGTAGGATATAGTCTCCGTAGGGGTCAACACAACTCAACTTCATTTGCTGGTTGACGCTACACCATATCTCGGCTGAGTCACCGTATAAGGTTCCTACCTCTACCCCAGATTGGAACCCCATGTCCGCCATCGCCAGGGCAAGCGCCCATCGACCATGATTGCGAGGTTTGTCCACCTGCCCAGAGGCTAGGTTGCCTCGCACTTTGAAATGCTTTGAAAGAGCTTCTTGAAACTCCATAACGATGCCTTATATGGTAGCTGTGGCTGTTGCCGTTGCAGTACCGGTGAAAGTGCTTGTTGACGTGGCCGTGCTCGACATCGTGCTTGTCGGCGTTGCCGTTTTACTTGACGTGCTTGTTCCAGTGGAACTCGCTGTTGACGTTCCAGTTCCGGTAGAACTGAGTGTTGACGTACCAGTTCCCGTGGAGCTAGCAGTGGCTGATGCCGAAGTCGTTGCACCGCTTGTCGAAGCCGTAGCCGAAGACGTCGAAGTCGCTGTCGAGCTAGATGTCGCCGTTGACGTGGCTGTGGAACTGGATGTCGTCGTTGACGTTGCTGTGGAACTAAGCGTTGCTGTTGATGTTGCTGTCGAGCTAGCTGTGGACGTTCCCGTTGCCGTTGCCGTTGCCGTCGAGGTAGAAGTCGCTGTTGGGGAACTTGAAGTCTCGTCAGCTAATTCCTGCGTCCCGATCTCCGTCTCGAACCAGACGATGTACTGGCTTTTCAGTACGTTGCGGGAAGCATCGACCATGGCGGTTTTCCTCATCGTCCATTTGACAGGACGATCGTCTTCCGCCGTGGCATTCATCACCCTATAGAGCTTTTCGAAGATGGCAAAAGCAATCTTGCGAATGTCACCGGTAGCCGCATCAGCCTCGGCAGCCGTCAGTTCTGGAAAGGTCGCAATCGGCACAGTGATGTCCGTGCCGTTTTCCGACCAACCTGCAAGCCAGGTGGTCGGAGTCTTGTCAAATGCCATGAAATGAACCTTTCTTTACTGGGTTCCAGTCGCCGTTGCTGTTGCGGTTCTCGTGCTTGTCGGCGTACCAGTCGCACTTGTCGACGAAGTACTTGTTCCCGTGGAACTAGCTGTGGCGGAAGCGGTAGTCGTTGCGCCGCTCGTCGAAGCTGTAGCCGATGATGTTGACGTTCTCGACGAGCTAGACGATGCCGTTGTCGTCGACGTAGACGTAGACGTAGCTGTTCCAGAGGAACTTGCAATCGCCACACCAGTTCGCTCAAGCACTTCCCAGCGGTACGTTGTTGCTGTCAGTGATACGGAAATCATCGACAACATGTCGCCAACGTCGGCAAAGGTTGCACTCACTTCTGGAATTGAGTTGAGTCCGTTTGCAGCGGTGACTATCACATCTCCACCGCCGTCTGTTTTCAACCGCAGGACAAACCGAATCCCAGGTTTGGTTGGATTGGCTAGAACTCGCGTTTCTGCCGACGCACTTGATGTCATCTCGCAGACCAAGAGGTCCGCATTTGGATGAATGATCTTGCCATCGCCTGGATCGGTAAGAAGTTTAGGTCCACGGTACAAATCGTGGGAAATTCTGCGTGCGTTAGGCATACGAACATTCCTTTCGGAAAGAGGGACAGGTGCTTGGTTGCACCAGAGGAATATATTCTGTTAAAATACGAATGGCTCGGCAGTTGGTGCTGCTGAGCCATTCTAACCAATCTCGTTTCAGGAGAACGTTCATGGCTGAAATAAAGTCTACTCGCCGCGGCGGAAAGATCAAAGACATCACCGGAAAGACATTTGGGAAAATGACCGTCGTGGCTTTTGCTTATGTACTTCCGAAACTCGGCGCGTACTGGTTGTGTAGATGTGAATGCGGAAATGAGAAGGTTGCGCGCGGCCCAGCATTGAGGAAGGGGAGTATCGTCAGTTGCGGCTGTCATAAAGCGCGGCTTTTCAAGGACAGAAGCACGACGCACGGACTGTCGCATCTGCCTGTGTTCAGACGGTGGTGCGGAATGATTCAGCGATGCAGCGACCCTAACCACATTGGTTATCACAACTACGGCGCGAAGGGAATTGCTGTCTGCGATCGCTGGCTGTCGTTTGAGAACTTCTACGCCGACATGGGCGAACCTGCGACCAAAATCCACAGCATCGAGCGGCGCAACGGCAGCCTTGGGTATTCCCCCGAAAACTGCTACTGGGCCACTCAGAGCCAGCAAGCTCGAAACACAAGCCAGAATCACAACATTACCTTTCGTGGAAAAACGCAGTGCTTAATCGCCTGGGCGGAAGAGGTTGGTATTACACGAGGAGCACTGACGAGCCGTCTGAACCGTGGTTGGTCCGTTGAACGCGCTTTGAGTACTCCTGTGAAACGTTAGCCCTCTCACGCCAAACCAACTCCCACATTTACCAAAACTTGCCAGCGATAGCCGCTCGATGTTGAAACAGACACCAAGGACAGTATGTCGCTTGCGTCATTAAACGTTGCCAC